GCCCCAAGGTCACGACCAACACGACCATCGGCCTGTCGAACGGACAGAACGCCGCACTCGACGCAGGCACGTTCGTCGTCTCCAACAACGACGTCACCAAGGAAACGTATGGCGGCTTTGTCCGACTTTCCGAAGAAGACATGGACTTCACAGACCCGGCCGTACTCGGCCTGTTGATCGACGACATGGCGCGGATCTACGCCAACGAGACCGACAACGTCGCAGCCGACAATCTGCTCAGTGGCACCAGCCAGGCGACCGGCAACGTCGCCCCGACCGACCCGGCCGACTGGATCGCCAAGATCTACGCTTGCGCCAACACCATCCTGTCAAGTTCCAACGGCTGGCTTCCCACGCACCTGTTCATCTCCGGTGACGTTTTCGCACAGCTTGGACAGCTCGTCGATAGCCAGGATCGTCCCCTGTTCCCACAGGTTGGCCCCATGAACGCCTTCGGCAATCTTCAGCCTGGCGTCGCCTCCGGCGTCGCGTTTGGTCTCCAGGTTGTCGTCGACCGCAACTTCGCTGCCAAGACCACAATCGTCGGCCACCCCGACGGGTTCGAGATCTTCGAGCAGCAGAAAGGCGCGATCAGCGTCGAAGCCGCCGACGGATCACTGTCGCGTTACATCAAGTTCCGTGGCTACTTCGCCACGCTCATGATCGACGCCGACAAGTTCATGAAGATTCCGCAGGCCTGACCTAATCCACATCGGATCCAATCATGGCGACGTTTTCCATCACCCACCGCATGAGGTTGGATGACGTCGCCGTGATTCAGACCCTCACGGAGACCGACATCGCAGTCGGGCAGTCGATCACCGTGGCAGGGCTGGGGAATGGCCTCGACGGCAGTCAAACCGTTGTCGCTGTTCCCCAGTTCCTATTCACCGGCCTCACCGACCAAGGCGACCCGACGTTCAACACAGACATCATCATCCCCAACCAGTTGATGTTCATCGACGCCGGCGACGACCTCGAGCGAGCCGCCGCTGACCCGTTCGGCACCCTCACCTGGTCGATCACCTGTACCTGGACCACGTCGTCCAACGTCACCGAGTTTCTTGGGATTTCCGCGGCGACCGCCAACGACACCGCCTACATCGCCACCTGTGTCGCAGCTGCGAACGCTTGGGCGTTCCGTAGGCGTGTCGAAGCCGGATACACCGACGCGGCAGGCACCAGTCCCTCAAGCGACGTCACCCTTGGGACCACCCTGTACGCGGCGGCCCTGTACCGCGAACGCGGCTCCATCGACTCATTCCAAACGTTTGAGGCGATGACGCCAGCCACCACCGGCTTCAACATGGGCCGAATCCACCAGCTGTTAGGCATCAACCGAAGCCAGGTCGCATGAAATGGCTGCGACCGGAATCTTCGCCGAGGCGCGGGACGCGATCGTCACACGCATCACCAACCTCAGCCTCACCCCGGTCACAGATCCACGGAACGCTCGACCGCTCACCGTGTTCGTCGAACTGCCGACATTCACCAGTTTCACCTACAACGTGGGCGATCTTACGTTCACCCTCCGCGTCCTGGGAGCCCCACCCGGCAACCAAGACACAGCCGACTGGCTACTCACAACCATCGACACACTCATGGCCGACGGCGGCCTCGCAGTCGTCTCCGGTCAGCCCAGTCTCGCAATCATCGGAAGCCAGGAACTCCCGGCCTACGACCTCACCGTCCGAATCGCCAGCAGGCGAAACTAGATAAAGGAGCCTTATGGCCACTACCACATTCCTGTCCAACGCCACCGTCGCCATCGGCGCCGTTGACGTCTCGGACCAATGCCAGTCCGTCACCCTGACGACCGGCTTCGACCAGCTCGAAACGACCGCGATGGGCTCGAACGGCCGCAGCTACACCAAGGGTCTTCAGTCGGTCGACGTCACCCTCACCATGTTCAACAGCTACGGCGCAGGCGAGATCGAAGCCACCTTGGCCGACGTTGTCGGCGACGACGCCGTCACGCTCGTCATCTCGCCGTCCGGAACCAGCGAATCGGCTTCCAACCCGGAGTACACGATCACCGGCTCGTTCCTCGCGTCCTTCACGCCTCTCTCGTCCAATGTAGGCGAGTTGTCGATGGTCAACGTCACGTTCACCGGCGGAACATTCGCACGCGACATCACGCCTCCGTGATCCTCTAAATCAAAGAAAGGCCCGACATGATTGGAATGGATCTGAAAGTTGTGATGAGTGACGGCGCCGAACATTCGGCCCCGATCACCTACGGAGTTGCTTGCGCCTGGGAGGACCACCACCCAGGCGTCAGCATCACGAGTTTCCTACAAGACCCCAAATTCAAGCAACTGGCATACCTGGCCTACGAAGCTCTGCGGAAAGCCAAGATCACCGTCAAGGTGTGGCCGCAGTTCATCGACACGCTGGAGGATGTCCAGTTCATCCCAAAAGAACGCCAGGAAAAGGATCAGCAACCGTCAACCTGATCGCCAGTCTTGCGATACGCACCGGCATCAGCCCGGTCGACCTGCTCGAGACGCCGGCGACGATCGTTGACGAAATGGTTCGCCTCCTGGTCGAATCAGACCAAGAACGGAGGTAGCCATGGCAGTCGAAGTTGAAGGCTTGAAAGACACCCTTCGTCTGCTCAACAAGATCGACCCAACCCTCCGCAAAGAGTTCGGCAAACGCATCCGCCAACTCGCACAACCGATGGTCGACGAAATCGACAAGATCAGGCCCACCGGCGACAAATTGCCACGCGGCTTTCAACACGGCGGCCGCACCGGCGCCGGCGCCGTCAAGAAAATCAAGATCAACACCAACACCCGGCGCGCTCGAGCTCGCAACATCACCGCCGGAGTCCAATACGAAACCATTGGTACCGTCCGCGTCATGACGGCCGACGCCGCGTCGGCAATCGCTGACATGGCAGGCAAACCCGGCAACATCAGCATGACCGGCCGATCACGCTCCTATCCCGGTCGACCCAACGGTCACGCACTCAACGGCCAAGGCGCCAACATGATCCGCGCCCTGAACAAATACCACGGCGCTCCATCCCGATTCATGTGGCGCAACACCGACCCGATCCCGAACGCCATGGAACGCGAATTCCTCGACCTAATCGCCGAAATGGAAGATGAAGTCAACAAAGAGCTGATGAAAATCGGGTCCACAGCCAACGAAATCAGAGCTCTACAGCGGAGGCGCTAAATGGCAATCGTCGTACCCATAATCAGCGAATTTGCCGACAAAGGCATCGTGGCCGCACAGGCCGGCTTCAACAATTTCAAGAACAAGGTCGCTGAAGCCGACGGCGCCATGAACAAATTCAAGGCTGGTGCCGGAGCTGCGCTCGACACAGTCAAAGCCAACGCCGCCCAGTTCGCCGCCGCCGCAGGCGCCGCAATTGTCGGGTTTGCCGTCAAAGCAATCAACGATTTCCAAGATCTTGCTTTAGCCGCCGGAAAATTTGCCGACGCTACCGGCCTCGCCGTCGAAGAAGCTTCCGCGCTGATCGAAGTCGCTGGCGATCTAGGCATCGAAACTGAAACGGTCCAAAAAGCGATCAACAGGATGAGCCTCGCCGTGGCCAAAGGCTCAAACGAGTTCAAGGCACTCGGCGTTGAGGTTGCGCGCAACGAAAACGGCCTGATTGACAGCAACGAAACATTCATCCGCACCGTCGGCGCACTCAGCAACGTCGGCGATTCCGCAGAACGCACACGCCTCGCCACCGCCGTGTTCGGCAAAGCGTGGGGGGACATGAGCGAAATCATCGCTGGTGGCGCCCCGGCCCTGCGCGCCGCAATCGCATCGGTCTCGGACGCCAAAATCATCAACCCCGAGGAACTGAAACGCGCTAGAGAGCTGCGCGACGCCCAGGACCGGCTCAGGGACGCGATGGAGGCCGTCACGATCCAGGTCGGCCAAGCCTTGGTTCCAGCATTAGTCTCAATGGTCAAGATCGTCACGCCTCTGCTTGAGCTTCTCATACCTTTGGCCGGCCAGTTGGATTCCAACGCGGAAGGCATGGAAAAGTACGCCGTCGCAACCCACAACAACAACACGCAATTCAAGCTCCAGGTGTATCTCGGACGGTTGGTTGGCGGAATGTTGGGCCTTACAAAGGACAAGACGGAAGACGCAGCAGACGCGACGGAACTGCTGAATAGCGAATACGCGAAGAATTACATAGCGGCAGGACAGATGCGTTTCGCTGGACTGCGCCTCGCCCAAGCCATGCGAACGCTTGACGACGACGCCAACGGCCTGATCGACACGTTCGACGCGCTACTCGACCAGTTCGAGCGTGACGAAGCCGTCGACGGCCTCACAGAAGCATTTCAGGAATACCAGTCGACGGTGCTTGAGGC